TAAGTGTTTCATGCAGGCCAAAATATGCCCATGTCCCGATGGCGACCATCGCGATCAAACTGGCAACCGTCTTCATTGGCATTTGTACGGCAGCCGATTCGGAAATTTTTAAGGCCATAAACTACCTGTTAAATTTCCCGATAATCCATTCCCAGGCGTTCTTTACAGATTGAACAGCTCTATCCCAGGCTTTTTTAATACTACTTCTCTTCATGTTTTTTCTCCTCAATTTCGTAGAAGAACTTATCAGTGTCTTCTGTTCTCCATTGACTTGTATTTTCTACGTTCCATTCAGATGTTTGCACTTTCCAATCAGGCACATTATTCTTAACAGTGAATGATGGGATATCCCATATACATCTATTATTAGGTTGTGCTGCATAGTTCCCGTCGTCTAGGGCTATGATGTGAGCACATTTGTGCTCGTGCGGTATCTCTGAATGATCCGTATCTAAGATATTACTTTCAGGGTGGGCAAAGTCAACCGTAAATAAGTATTTACCGTGGTGCCATTTCTTGTCTTTTCCTATGTATTTACCAGCTTGTGCTTCTAAAATATCCCAAGAATGCACAGCAGGATAATAACTAAAGCAATTCCAAAGCTGTAGCTCGTCAAGTCTACGTCTAGGAACTTCTTCTGGTTTAAAGCCTCTTTGAATGAATGCAGATATCGGGAGACGGTAGTAGATAGCTCCATTTTCCATAATACAATGAAAAAGGATACTACGCCCTGTAATAGCCGATAGACCAAAGATAATGCAGTCTTCAACTTCTCCATGATGTTTCTTAAGGTCATAGAGATACTCCTTTCTTATTTGTGCGTATTCCGGTGGTATGTTTGCGTTTAAATATGCCATAGTTAATCCTCATTTGATACTACCCCAATTATCACCCTCTTCATAGTCTACTTTATTAGGCACTTCAAGTGACACTGTTGACTCCATAACTTCTTTTATTTTCTCTGCCTCTTTTTTATTTTGTATGGATATATCTAATTCGTCATGAACTTGTAAGTGTGGAATGATACCTTCTGCATGTAGATCTATCATAGCTTTCTTTGTCATGTCAGCTGCAGATCCTTGTATCAATCTATTCAAAGCTTTGTATGTAAATGCTCTTCTGATCCCTGGTCCGTGTTCCGCGAGTGCATCATCGTGAGGCAATGGTTTGTGGATACCGAACTGATTTGGTTCCCATAGATGAAACCTACACAATCGACCTAACAACGTTCTTACTCTACCTTTACGTTGGGCTCTATCCATTACAGCATCCATGAGCTGTTTAACAAAAGGCACCTTGGTGTGGTATTGTTTAAATAATTCTTCAGCTTGTAACTTGTTTATACCAAGCTCTGCTTGTAATTTATTTTTACCCATACCATAGAACAATCCTAAATTTATTGTTTTGGCCTGAAACCTACCAATATCAGCCATGTCAGCTACGATCTGATGAAAGTCTGCGTTTTCATTCTTGTATGCATCAACAACATCCTCCACAGAAAAGAATCCTTGCAACGCTGCATAGTGAACTACAAGTCTTGGCTCTTGTTGATTGTAATCAAAGCAGCCCCACTTACAGCCTTCTTCTGGAATAAAAAGACTTCGGATCCGTGGTCCGAGGTCTTTGTTTCTTGCAGGTATTTGCTGTAAGTTTGGATTGTTCATACTGAACCTGCCTGTTACAGTGCCACCACCATCACCACGTAATTGATTTATCTCTGCATGTATTCTACCTCTGCCAGAGTATTTTAATATTGTATCTATAAATGTTGTATGTGCTTTATTAATCTCTCTTGCTTTCGCAATAGCTTGCACAATTGTGTTTGGGTGATTAGCTAAAAAGTTTTTTGTAAAGCTAGGAGCTCCAGTCTTAACTGTTCTGTCATACGGCAAACCAAGTTTATCAAATACTTTGGCAATCGACCTTGCAGCCCATATCTGGACCTCTTGTCCTGTCTCTGCGTATACACCACCTAATAATCTTTTCTCTTCTTCAACCATTCTTTCTTTTTCTCTAGCTGCACGATCTACATCTACACGTACTCCAAGGAATCTCATGTCAA